AGGGCAACCACCTGCACGTCTTCGCCCATCAATTCTTCAACAATGCTCTGCTCGACGGCATGTGCCACATCCTCGTGGACCATCCGGACACCTACAACATGAAGAGCCTCGCCGATCAGAAGGCGTCTGGCGCTCGCCCGTTCATGAAGATGTTCAAGGTCGACGACGTCGCCGCGGCCTACGACCAGTATGTCGGCGGTGACACCAAGACCGTCCACGTCCGCATCCGCAGCCAGCGCGCCGATCGCGACGGCTTCAAGGAAGTGCTGATCAACCAGATCCGCGTCATCGAGATCGACCCGGGCAAGACCTCCGGCATCGTCCAGCTCTGGGAACAGGCTGCGACCTCCGGCGGTTCGAACTGGACCTTCGTCGAAGAGACCCCGCTCCAGAACATGGTCGAGGTCCCCTTCGTCACCATGTTCGCTGGCGAAAAGGAAGCCGACTACCAGGTCCGCCCGGTGTTCATCGATCTCGCCTACAAGCAGATCGAGCACTGGATCTCGACCTCCGATCAGCGCTCGATCCTGTCAGCGGCCCGCTTCCCGATGCTGGCGTGCTCCGGCGTCCAGATCGACCCGGAAGAAGAGAACCAGTTCGCGATCGGCCCCTACAAGGTCCTGTACTCGCCCGAGGCCAATGGCCGCTGGTATTACGTTGAGCCCAAGGGCACGGCGATCGAGAGCGGCTTCAAGGATCTCGACCGGCTCGAAATGCAGATGGACATGATGGCGCTCAACCCGGTCACGGGCACGCACCGTCAGTACGTTCCGCAGAACGAGCGCGACATCCAGGAGACCCGAGTCCATTCGGTCGTCCACGATTTGGCGATTGGCTGCCAGGACGCGCTGGAGCGCTGCATCGGCTTCATGGGGCAGTGGACCGGCGCCGACTACAGCCAGGTCAGCGCGATCCTGAACACCGAGTTCTCGAACACGAAGGACCGGCTGCTCGAAGTCGCCCAGCTCGTGAAGATGTGGGAAGAGCGCGGCCTGTCCCGCCAGGTCCTGTTGACCGAGGTTCGCAACCGCAACCTGCTCGGCGACGACTTCAACATCGACGACGAGCTGTCGTTCTGGAAGGTGGTCGACGAGGCCAACATGGCTGCCGCTGACGGCATGCTTCCGGGCCGCTGGACGCAGGCGGACCCCACGAAGGAACCGGCCGGTGGCGGTGGATCTGGCTCCGGCACCCCCGCTGCAAAGCCTGCAAACGGGAGCGGAACCCCAGCAGCTCCGAAGACGTTCGATTTCCCGAACGGCCAAACGAGGCCCACGAAGCAATTTTAGCTTCGTCTCAACCCCGGTTTGCACCGCGAAAGCAAATATCGTTGACTCGGTGCAAACCCGCATGCTACTGACCGCGCCCCATGGCTGACCTGACCCTGAAGTTCGAGGCGACCGAATACCGGTGCGATCCCTGCTCATTGCGGCAGGGCACCCCGGTGCGTGAACTCGTGCGGATGATCCCCAAGTCGGTCGTGGTGTTCGGCAAGCTGGAGGGCCCGGAGTATTTCTGCTGCCCGATCTGCTTCGAGCCCAAGTTCGATGTGAAGAGTAGGAAGCCGGTCAATGGCAAAACCACGGTGGCAGAAGATCCTGGACGCCGAGGACGCGGCAAGGCGCGCCTCAGGGCAGTGGAATGACGGAGACGAGCCGCCGCTGCCGGCGGGCTCCGTAAGCCGTCCTGACCCCGCTCTGGCCCAGATGGCCGGCGACCTCCGAGAGATCCGGCGAAAGCAGTCGATCGACTTCTACGTCCCCGGCATTGCTCTGCTGGTGCTTCTCGGCGGCATTTACTGGTTCCTCCACGCCTGACTGCGTTGCGATCGGCAATTTTGCACGAATGCAAACGGAGGGGTTGACAGAACCCGGGTACCCTGCTAGTACTTTTTGCTTGAATGCAAAGGAGTGACCGTGAAGCTGTTCAGCCGCCGCAGCCTAGCCGAAGCCTTCCATCTGCCCCTTTGGGGACAAGCTGCTGCCGAAGTCCCGCCACATTGGCTGATCTCGCGGCTGCAAACGGGAGAGCTGGAGATCAATCGTCTCGGCGGCTTCACGATGAACACCCCCTGGGGAGTGCAGCAGTGCGCCGCGGGCGACATAGTCCTCCTCTTCGCCGACAATTCGATCGGGTTCGAGAAACCCGAGACGTTCGAAGCTAACTTCGAACCCGTCACGACCGAGCTGCTTCGCGCCGCGTGACGATCTAACCTCAGTGCAAGCCCGCTCAGGACCTCCTGGGCGGGTTTTTCTTTGGGCCTGCGCCTGTGACGGCAGCGGCCGAGAACCCAACAGGATCGCGCTCCCACCTCCGGTAGAGCGCGGTTTCAGCGGTCTCAGTTCGCATCCCGCACAAGACGAGCAGAGATACCCAAGAGCGCGCCGCACGCCCGCGCCACCGCTGTACAATTTTGGCCAGTAGCTCAGTCGGTAGAGCACCTCGCTGTTAACGAGGGGGTCGCAGGTTCGAGCCCTGCCTTGCCAGCCACCAACACCAATTCGCCAGCACTGATCAACCGAACGCCGGGACGGCATCGGACCGATCGCTGCTGGCTACTCTGATTCCCCGAAACCTCGGGGATATCACCGGCCCATCGAGCGGGATGTTCGAGCGGGCCTTTTATCACGAGGGGCGGGACGCCCCGCATTTCCGGGATGGATATGCTTAAAGCAGTCGTAACTGATCTCAACGAACTCGATGAGGGCCTCCGAGGCTACTACGTTGCAAAGGACGGGAAGTTCTTCCTCAACGTCACGCCGACCGATGGTTTCCAACTCGACAACACTCAGGGCCTGAAGACGGCGCTCGGTGCGGAACGTAACAACGTTGCCGTGCTGCAGGCGCAGCTCAAGCCCTACGAAGGCCTCGACGCCGCCGCGGCTCGCACCGCGATCGAACGTGTCACCGCCTTCGGAGACCTCACGCCGGACGCCGCCAAGACCGCGGTCGAAACGGCTGCACGACTGTCTGCACTCGATCCCACGAAAGAGGCTGAGCAGATTGCCAACACCAAGGTCGAGACCCTCAAGGGTCAGCTCCAGGCACAGTGGACTGTGCGTGAGACCGAGCTGACCACCAAGGTCACGGGCCTGGAGTCGGCAAACACCAGTCTGACGGGGCAACTGAAGACCTTGATGGGCGACAGCCAGATCAAGGCCGAAGTCGCAAAAGCCAACCCACTGGACGACGCGCGGGATGCCGTCGAACTTCTGGTGAGCAAATACGTCCGCACGTCCATGAAGGACGGCCAGGTCACCGTCGAGGTCATCGACCAGAACGGCAACCCCCGCATCAAGGACCACACGGGCGCCGCGTTCACCGTTGCTGATCTCGTCACCGAGATCCGCGACAGCCGCGCAGGCCTGTTCAAGCCTGACGAGAAGCGCGGTCTGGGGGTCACCCCCGGAAACCACAGCGCAGCGCCGGCCGGAGGGGTCGTGAACCCCTGGGCCGCCGAGACGCGCAACATCACCCAGCAAATGGTGCTGGAAAACACCAAACCCGATCTGGCCAAGCAGCTCAAAGCAGCGGCCGGCGTGAAGGACTAAGTCCTCCCGCCTTCCCAACATGCAGGCGCCCGGATTTTGTCCGGGCGTTTGCTTGAATGCAAAAAGCAAGCGGCCAGTCCAACCTCAAGAGTGAGAAATGACTGAGACCCGTCTCGCGGACATGATTGTCCCGACCAAGTTCAACAAGTACGTGCAGGTTCTTTCGACGCAGAAGTCGGAGCTGTTCACGTCGGGCATCATCACCGACCTGTCCAGCGTCATCGACGCCGAGATCGAAGGCAAGACGGTCAACATGCCGTTCTTCAACGACCTCGACGCCTCGGACGCCGAGCAGGTGCTCGACGACTCGACCGACCTGACCGTTGGCAAGATGACGACCGGCCAGGACGTGGCCGTGAAGCTTCTGCGCGGTAAGGCCTTCGGTTCGTCCGACCTGGCCGCCGACCTCTCCGGCGCCGACCCGATCGACGCCATCGCGAACCGTTTCGCCGACTGGTGGAACAAGCGCATGCAGACCGCTCTGCTCTCCACCCTCGCGGGTGCCATGGGCTCGGCTGCAATGGCCGCGAACGTCAACGACATCTCCGCGCTGACCGGTGGTGCCCAGTACTTCGACGCCGACTCGTTCATCGACGCAGCCTTCTTGCTCGGCGACGAGCAGGGCGGTCTGAACGCCGTCGCGGTCCACTCCCTGACCCTCAAGGCGATGGTGAAGGCCGACCTGATCGACTTCGTGCCCGACAGCCAGGGCAAGCTGACGGTCCCCACCTACCTCGGCAAGAGCGTCATCGTCGACGACGGCATGCCGGTCTCGGGCTCCGGCTCGACCCGCGTGTTCACCTCCTACATCTTCGGCCCCGGCGCCATCGGCTACGGCGAGAAGTCGCCCAAGGTGCCGGTGGAAGTCGAGCGCCAGGCTCTGAAGGGCATGGGCCAGGAGTACATCGTCAACCGCCGGCAGTGGGTCATGCATCCGCGCGGCGTGAAGTGGCTCGGCGGCACCCAGGTCGGCGTGACCCCGGCGAACTCCGAGCTGGCGACCACGACCAACTGGCAGCGCGTGTACGATCCCAAGATCGTCCGCATCGTCGCCTTCAAGCACATGCTGGCGTCGTAAGCTGAAACACAAGACCCTCCTCGGGAAACCGGGGAGGGCTCTGTGCTCTGGAGAAATTCATGAACGGAACGAAGGGCTACAAAGTGCGAGAAGCCGCGGCCTACCGCAAGAACCGCACGCATCGCCTGACCTCGGAAGAGGTCCGTGCAGCTCGTTTCGCCAACCTGCACGGCAATGCCGATGTGCCGGCCGAGCTGATTGCTCCGGTCGAGCCGGTCGAGCCCGTTGAACCGGTCGAAGCGGAAGTTGCCGCTGACGCGCCGGCCGACGAGACGATCGTCGCCGACGAAGCTGGCGAGCAGGACGGTGACGACGCTGGCGAAGATGCTGGTGACGAAGATGCCGACGAAGCTGGTGACGAAGCCGGCGACGAAGATGGTGACGAGGATGAGGCCGAGGCAGATGCCGGCGCCGACAAGCCCAAGGCACCCGTGACCCGCAAGAAGAAGAAGGTCAAAGCGAAGACCAAGTAAGGAGACGTGATGGGCTACGCCAGCAAGGAAGATATCGACGACCTTTACGGCAACGACCTGCTGGTCAAAATAGCCGATTACGATCGAGACGGTACGCCGGACCCCGCGGTTGTCGCCAAGGGGCTCCAGGCGGCCGACGAAATTTGCGACGCCTACCTCTCCGCCGCCTACACGATCCCAGTGACCCCCACGCCCGGCGTGGTGAAGAACTGTGCGATCGACATCGCCGTCTACAAGATTGCGCTGGGGCGCACGGGCCGCACCGACGAGATGCGGGTTCGTTATGAGGACGCGCTGGCGATCCTGGAGAAGATCTCCACCGGCAAGGTTGGACTGGGGCTCCCGCCCGAGACCACGACCGGCACGGACGGCACGACCACCACGACCAACCCCAACATCCGGCGTTCCGGAGGGTCTTTCGACTGCGGTAGGGCGTAATGGCCGACCTTCAAGTCAAAATCGACGCGCGGGACATCCGCAAGCTGAACAAGCGCATCGCCGATCTGCTGCACGACACGCTGCATCTCGAGCCGGTCTTTGCCGAAGCCGCCGAATACATGAAGCGGTCGACCGTCAACCGTGTCCTGCGCAGCAAGACCGGGCCTGACGGAGAGCGCTGGGCGGCACTGCGCGACGTGACGATCAAGCTCAAGAACGGAAACGACAGTATCCTGTTCCAGAGCGGCGAACTCTCGCGCGGCATCCAAATCGAGGACGTCTCCCATGACGGCTTCGTGCTCAGTTCGACTGCCCTCAACAAGGAGGGCGAACCCTATTCCTCGTACGTGCAGGACGGCGTCAAACGGACGCGCGGCATGATCCGGGGCAAGACGATCCCGCCTCGCCCTTTCATGGGCTTCTCTGACGAAAACAAGCGACGGATCTCCAAGATGATCCGCGATTATCTGGCGCATGGAGGCGACTGATGAGTAAGATCGTCGACTTCCGGCAGCGGATCATCGATACGATCAAGGCCATGTACCCCGACATGGATGTCGACTGGTACGATGGACTCTTCGACGAGCACGACATCGCCGAGTGGACCGTAAGGACCCCGAGCGCCCGCGTCGCCGTCATGAACGCCCCAGGCGAACACGAGTCGACGGGCGAATTGAACGCCCG